ATTACGGAAAGCCTATGGGTGATGGTGATATGACTATTGACTTTGTAGAACCTAACTACCCAGCTTCACAATCTGAACAATTAGATATTGATGTTAAAGCTATTGACTTAGGTCTAACTTCATCGCACAAAGTATTGATGCGTAATAACCCAGACTTAACAGAAGAAGATGCTCGTATTGATGTAGATGATAATATTAATGCTCGTAACGATATGCTTAACAAGGTTAAATCTGGCGGCTCATTAAATGATACGATGACTGCTCTAGGGTTAAATGCCTAGTCTTGATGCAATCTACAACCAATCTCAAAAAGAGGTTGACGCCTTTATTCTTCAGTTTGAGGGCGAGGTGGAAAAAGTATTTGAACGTGTTAAACGAATCTCACAATCTAAACTTGCTGGACTAAGCCAAGACGATGTTCTCAAGTATGAATTCATCTGGCGTGAGTCTTTACAAGAAGCTGGATATTACGTATTAGTTAATGATTTAATTGATACGCAGTTTGATTCCGTTTACTCTGGAACTATCAAAGCGTTTGATGCTGGTGGATTAAAGACAGCGTTCACAGCACAAGATGCTCAAAAGATACAGATATTGAAACAAATGAAACGTGATTTCTTTATTCGTCTTGGTGATGATGTTGGATTAAGCGTTAAGCGTGAGTTATACAAGTACGCTATATCAGATGCTTCTATTGATACAATGACTACTGGTATTGCTCAAACATTAGAGGGTTCAAACCTTGCTAAGTATTCAAAGACTTATGCTAGAACAGCAGTCCAAGAGTTCCAACAAGAAGTAATTGACTTACGTTCAGCTGATATTGAAGAAGGTGTTTGGATTTACGTTGGTGCTAATGATGGTAGAACTAGAGATTTTTGTCGTAATGTTTTAAAGCGTAACAAGTTCTATGATGATAGTGATAAGAACAGAATACAAAACGACCAAGATAGGTCATACAATTGTAGACATAGGTTCTATAAAATTAGTGAAGAGAGGGCTGAAGAACGTGGGTATGAAAATAACTAAGCAGCCTAAATGGAAAGGTTACATAAAAAAGCTAAAGAACTTAAATAGTGAAATGGCATTAATGTCTAATGATTTAATCTCTGGTATTTACAAAAGAACCGAGGGTGGTTCTGATTACAAGAACAAACCACTAAAACGTTACACAAGAGAGTATGCTAAAAGCAAAGGTCAAACCAAGGTTAGTTTGGTTGATACTGGTGAAATGCTAGGCTCAATGGATTCAAAGAAAACTAAAACAGGTCTGAAGCTATACTTTGGTTCTGGTGATGCTAGTGATAAAGCATACTATCAACATATTAAACAAGGACGTAAGTTTTTCAATCTAGATTTAAAGCAATTAGAGTTTGTAAAAAGGAAACTTGGAAAATTTATTGTCAAAACAAAGAAATAGTGTTATTATTGTTTAACAAATTATAAATATAAAGAGGTAAATGTTATGGCTGACGAGCATATTACGGAAGTAGTCGAAACTCCTAAGACAGAAAATGAGGTGGTTATATCACAGTCTAAACTTGACAGTTTGATTGACAAAGGCTTTAGTAAAGGTGCAAACCGAGCAAAGAATGAGTTAGCTGAACAGTTAGGTGTAGATTCAATTGAACAAGCGAGAGAGTTAATTAACGCTAAAAGAGATGCTGATGATGCCAACAAGTCCGATATGGACAAGGCAGCTGAACTGATTAATACGCTTAATAGTACGATTGAGGGCTTGGAAAGTAACAATAAAGCGATACAGGCTGATATGGCTGTTCAAAAGGTTGTTGCTGAAAACGGTATTAATGATGCTGATTACTTCAAGCATTTGTTATCACAAGTTAGTGGTAATGAAGACTTTGAGCAAGACGCATTTATTAACCAATTAAAAGGTGATAAACCTTACTTGTTTTCTGGAGGTGAAGTTCAACCAAAGAAAGTAGATGCGACTTCTAACCGAGCATCATTAGATGTAGGTGAAAGAGTTAAAGCTGCTAAAACAATGGCTGAACTATACGCACTCCAGAATGAATTATAAATAATATTCTTTAGGAGAATAAAATGGCTACAAATACAAAAGCAGTTCTATCTGATTCAGTAGTAGATTTAATGAATCAAGCAGTTATCGTTTCTGGTAACTCTTATAACAAGGTTGATGCTTACGCTACTATCCGTCAAGACGATATGGCTAACTCAATCTCTTTTACTGTATTTTCAAGAATGTCTGCGGCTACTACGCCTTTGACTGACGGTACAGAAGCTGGTTCAACTACTATGACTGATACTAAAGTATCTTTGACTATGGCTGAATACGGTGCTGTTATCACTTCAACTTCATTAGCTAACATTGCTACTGCTGGTAAAGCTGACTTAGCATCTGCTGAATTAGTTGGTGTTAACTTAGGTGAAACAACTGACCAATTAGGTCTTGGTGTTCTAGAAGCTGGTACTAATACTATCGCTGCTGATGCATCTGGTACTTTGGACAACTTAGACTTACGTGAAGCATATACTGCTCTAGCTAACGCTGGTATCGCTAAGTTTGAAGACGGTCGCTATGTAGCTTTCGTTAATCCATCACAAGTATCTGACATCAAAGGTGATTACATTACTATTGCTCAAAATACTGACATCGGTTCAGCTACTTCTGGCATCGTTGGCGCTTTAGAGGGATTCACTATTGTTGAAGACTCTAACGTAACAGCTGGTAAAGTTGCTTGTTTCGGTAGAAACGCACTAGGTAAAGCTGTTGCATCTGCTCCAGCATTACGTGTTGTTGATGGTTCTGATAACCTTGGACGTACTGTTAATGTTGGTTGGTATGGTGTAATGAAATATGGCGTAATCGACCAGAACGCTCTACGCGTTATAACTGGAGCGTAATTGATGTTGGGCAAGGTAGCTAAAAAAGCAGTAGCTAAAAAGGCTACTAAGCTTCAATTGAAAGCAATTTGTGATGGTTCTCACGGCATTGACGGTAACATCTACACCTATAAAAAAGGCGATGTTGTTACTTTATCTAAGAAAGCACACTTTGACTCTATGAAAGAGTTATCGTGTCTGGACGAGGTATAGACAATGGCGTGGGTGCTTAAAAATGCAGACATCATTGCGGCACTACCAATACTGGCAGACCACTATGAAAAGGCTGATTCTGGCTCAACTACTACTCTTGTTTCTGGTCGTTTAACTGACCTAGTTCAAGGGGAAATAGTTGGTGCTACTATTGGCTTTATTACTGGTGGAAATGCTGGTGTTGATGCTACGATTACTTCTTATACTGATTCAACTGGTACATTCGGTTTCGGTGCGGTATCAAGTGCGGTAGATTCATCTACTGGATTTGGTATTGTTTATCTTGATTACACTACTTATATTGATAGGGCTTATGCCATTATCAAGAATGAGATGCGTAATAGAGGTTTGGACATTGATTTGTTTCTAACAACTACTCACGTGAAAGAACTTCATTTGACTAAGTGTTTGGAATTAATCTGTATGGCTAAACGTCAAGATGCCGATACTGACGACATTTATCACGAATCATACTTGGTATTCAAAGAGAATTACGAAAGTGAATTAACTACTTTGAAAGCTGATTATGATACTGATGAAGACGGTACTATTGATGAATTTGAAGAGAAGCAATCTAATCAAGTGGTATTGACAAAATGATTAGTCTGTTAAAAACAAAAGGCTATAAATTGACAAAGAATGAAACGCTCAATAATCGTGAGTTTCGTGAATCAATTAAATCTTTTGCATTGAACGATGACCATTCAACCTTTGCTACTCAAAAGCACGATGTTGTTGAGGAGTTTGAATTATTCCTTGATGAGAAAATGTATACAGAGAACAAGGTTAGGGCAATCTTAAATGCTACAAGAGATGAGGGACTAGACGATGTTACGATGACTGTTGAAAGACAGGAGCGTGGATTTCTAATTACGTTTACAACACTTAAACAAGGAGTTTAAAATGGCTATTAAAGGTTATGATGGTAGTGTAACGGTTGCTGCTGGTGCTATGGGTAACGCGAAAGCGTGGTCTTTAGACATCAGTCAAGAAACTGTTGATACTACCGATTTTGGTTCGGCTGGTTGGAAAGAATCTGTGTCAACTTTAAACAGTTGGTCTGGTTCTATTACAGCTATTTTTGACGCTTCGGGTACTGCCGAGGGTGCATTACAGACTAGCTTAATTGCTGGTTCTGTGGTTGCTCTTGCTTTACAAATGGGAGATGGTACTGGTTCATACGATGTATATACTGGTAACGCTAACATTACGAGCCAAGGCGTTTCAAACGATGTGAATGGTATTGTGGAAGTTACTTTCAATTTTGAAGGTACTGGCGCACTAACAATCGCGTAATTTGGAGAGGAGGGGCAACCCTCCTTTTTTATCTATGGATAAATTATTAAAAGCACTCGAAAAAGAGAGTAAGGATATTCGTTCAGCCGATATGGTTGTAAACGGAGAGATTCATCAAATATATTATCGTATTATGTCTGGAGATGACCACGCTAGAGCGTTAGAGTTATCAAAGAAAACCAAGACAGTACAAGAAACAGACGGTTCAACTACTGAACTATCTTACTACGATGATGATTTGTTGCGTTCACATATCATTTACTTTCAAATGTTAGACAAAGACGGTGAGCGTGTTTTTAACAATTTAACTAAAGTAAAATGGATTAAAGATAATATTACCTATGAAACTTCCAGTTATCTGGCAGCAGTAATGGGTCTTAAATCTGTATCTGATATTATTGAAGAACAACAAGAAGTATTAAAAAAGATGAATGGCTAAAGGCAAAGGCTTTTCTAGCTTTTGAACTTGGTAAGACCATCACCGAAATTAACGCCTTGCCGATGTCTGAAATTGGTACACTACTATCATACAAAATAAACGCTAATAAAGAGGTAGATAATGGCAACTGAAAAGATTGAAATTGAGATTATTGCTAAAGGCAAACCAGCCGAAAGGGCAATCAATGGTGTTGAGAAAAAGACCAAGAATTTAGGAAGTCAGACTAGAAAGACTGGAAAAGAAGTTGATGGTGTTCTAACAAGAATGAGAGTTGGCTGGATTGCTGTTGGTGCTTCAGTTGTTAAAGCAGTATCAGAAGCCGCTAAATTTGAACGTGCTTCTATTGGTTTATCTGATAGTCAAAAGCGTTGGGCGCAAGAGATGTCATTAGCGACAGACATTCAAGCTGAACAAGTTGCTGGTTTCTTAAAGTCTGCTCAAACTGCTGGACTTGCTGAAGACCAGATGAAAGAGTTAGCCAAGCAATCAATCGCTTTAGGTTATGCTTTTCCACACGAATCCGCTGAAACATTAAACGACAATATGATTATGTTAGCCAGAACTGGTGAAGCACAAGGTTTTGTTGTTGATATTCTTGAACAGAAGTATTCCGCTCTTGGCGAAGATATAACTACTCTTGATTTAAAGACTAAATCTTGGTCTGAAAAGATGGCTCTTGTTGGTGATGTTGCTGCCAAATCACAAGAACAAATGGACGCTTCTAAGTATAAAGAGTTAAATGAAATGATTGGTTCAGTAGACCAAGCGTTTACAGATGTTGGCGATACACTTGTTATGTTGGGTAGTGATTCTGGTGGTTTTGGATTAGTCAAAAAGATAATTGACGCATTAAGTATATC